TTTTTGAATTTTACCTAAAAAGGTTTCAATTTTAAAATTTGGACAATTGTTTAATATTTCAACAAAAGCTCTAATAAACATTCTTGAAAGATATTTTTTGTTTTTATCTGCCTTGTAACAAGAGCCAATATAATTAATTATTTGATCACCTTTTTGAACATTAATTTTGTATTCGCCATTTTTTACAAATTGAGATATATGGTTGCCTTTAGTATTTCTATCCCAATATATTTCCGCTAACGCAGCCGGTGAAAAAACACCTTTATATTCTTCTGTTTTTTTTCTTAATGTTTTATAATCATATTTTCCTCTTACACTATATCTTTTTATCCAATCAATTATTGTCCATTGTTTTCCTTTTTGTATATCTGTAACATAATCTGGTTGAAGTGTATTATCAATTACATATTTAATTGGATAATTTAAATTCATTAGCGCAAAATATCTGTTTTGACCATCGTAAATATCTAATTTGCCATTATTTTCTTTGCACAACAAAGGCATAATTTGTCCACTTGTTTTAATTTCGCTCATCAAAAAATTTATATTCTTTTGGCAAACATCTCGATTGTCAGGTAAAAGCTGAAATAATTGGTANTTGGTAGTGATTTCAAAAAAGTTTTTTTCAATCGCTATTGGTTGTTTTTTTGTTTTAAAAAGTGATTTCATTTTGTTTTTTTTTTGTGTTATAATTCTATTTTATCTAATTCATCTATTATTTGATCTATTTGGTGGAAAGTACCNGTTAAACCAATATTGGGGGTTGATTTTAAAATACGCAATAAACCAACTGCCCTGCCTAAAATTTGCGCATTGTCTGCTCTTTTTTCTAAAGTTTTAATATTATTTTCCATACATCTGTATATTTTTCATTCGTGCGTCTGCAATAGTTGAAAAACGATTACCAACAATACGACCACAAAGTGGTATAAGTTCTGTAATATATTCTCCACTAAATTTAATTTCTTTTGTACCTCGCCTGCCGTGTGCAACAATTTTTTCTTGTACACGACCGTAATAACCTTTTTTGCGATTAATACAATTTTTGTGTAAATGATCCGGTACAGTAATACTACCAAGATATTTTTTTGTATGTATACAATATACATCTAAATGGTAACCAACGTGTTGAAATTTTGTAGTCATTTTTTTTGTTTTTAATTATAAACAAATATAATAACATCTATTTTATTAACAAAATTTTAATTACAAAAATTTAAGTTATTGCATATTTGCCATAATTAGGTCTAGACAATTTACTATAAGTTCCGTAGCGTATTGCATCAATGCTATGATTGTTAAAATCAAGTGGTACATTTAATATGTTTCCATTTTTGTCCTCTTTCCATTTATAATTTCTAAATTCTTTAATNGTATTTGGACTATCTTTNGTTACATACAACTTGTATCTTTTTAATGTATCAATTCCTATATTTATAGAATCTTTACCTTTTATGGCTGGTTTTATATTCCANCCAAACCTGTAAATTTCCTCCACAGATTTNGGTTCGCTTGAGTCAGCAAAAATTTCGTCTCTACGATTTAATCCTAATTGTTGTAATTGTTTTGCTATATCTTGATTTGTCATACCATTACGATAAATAAACTCCTTAAAATATAAATTGGTATCGTGTTTCCAAATGCCAATAAGTGTGGTAGGATCATTTGTATAACCAAAATCCATTCCGTATGCTAAAAATTTTGCTTGATCAGGCACAAATTCGCATATATACGAATTAAAAATAATACTGCGAGACATTCCAATTTGACCTAAACCATAAATTTTCCAATAATTTTCGTCTGTGTCTTTTAATCGCCTAATTTCTTTTTTTATTGATTCCTCTAAAAATGGATTGTCGTTAAATGTGGTAATGTAAAAATCAGCATCCTCTCTAACTTTTACTTTATCGTATATCCAATGAAACTCATCTGAAGGATTATAATCTATTATAATTTTTTCTTTGGTACGAAATAATAATTGTTGCCAATCTTCGTAATTAAGATCATTTGCCTCGTTTATAAATAACAAATCTCTTTTCCTTCCTCTTACTTTTTTTGGCTCATCCAAGGATATAAATTCCACCAGACAATCGTAAAGCATATATTCAGAACTACTTTTGTTGTGTTGTTCCTCGCTGTACATATCGTAAGATTTTAGTATTTCAAGAAAATCTCTCATCACCGTAGCGCGTAATGCCGGAAAAGTTTTACGACAAATAGTAATTATTTTGTGNTGATTTTTTGGGGCATAATAAAATATGATCCAAATTAAAATATTATAGGTTTTACCGGATCGAGTACCGCCTTGCTCAATGGTAATTTTTTTGTCTGATTTTAATAAATGATCGCAGACAATATTACTCTGTATTTTCGTTTCTAATAATTTCAATTTTGATATCGTTTGGCAAACCTTCTGCGCCTGTTATTTCTTGCCTTTCTACATATCCTCTAGTTTTACCTCTAGTTGATAAATAAAATTTAATTAATTGAGTATTTCCATCCTGTATTTGCTCGAACATTTTACTCTCTGCAAAATCAAGTGCCACATTGCCTATATCTTCAACTTGATTTCTAAATTCATTATCATTATTAATATATTCATAAAAGGTTGATCTATGTATTCCTACCTTTTTACAGGCAGTAGTAACAACACCCATAGATTTTTCTAACGCTTCTATTAAATTGGTCTTTGTGTGTCGGATTTTGTCGGATTTGCTCATCTTATAAATTTGTTTTTACTGATATTATAATCATATCCTAATTCGTTTAATATAAATTTAATCTTAACACTTGGAAAACTTTGACTTGCATATCCTAAACTAAATATAAATGATCTAAATTTTTCAAGGTCNATCTCTGGTCTTTTGCTACAATATTCCTTTATTTTCTTTTTGGTAATGTCTTTTTTAATTCTTAAAAAAATATCTGATTTGTCAGGTTTTGCTAAATTCCTAAACAATTTATCTATATTATTAACGTGATTTTCTAATTTTAATTGGTCAATTGTGGAATATTCTTGTTTTTTTATTCCTTTTTCTATTATTTTTTTTAGTATTTCGTATTGTTGTTCCTCATCATTAAATAAATATTTATAATCTTTTCCTACCAATTCTGGAAAGGTGCAACGATTTGGCAAAATTACTATTTGGTTGTTTAAAATACTTTCCGCTATACTAATACAATATGTTTCGTGAATGCTATTTATAGTATTTGCGTGACATTTGGATAATTCTTTTATATAATCACTATGCTTGGTAAAACTTTTTACAATGGTATATGGTTTATTATTTATGGTATTTATATTCGCCTTATCTCCTGCAGTAATAATTACTTGAAATTCATATCCGTTGTCGTATAATTTATCAAATTGATTAAAAGTGGTTTGCCATCTTTTGTAACCATCTAATCTGTGATTGTATATAAAAGTAAATTTATCGTATTTTTTGCTACTTTTTATTTTGTTATTATATCCTCCTAATTTTATAACACTTTTCTCTTTTATTTTTTTTATGCTATCTATACTTAAAATATCCTTNGCTTCTTCTTCCAACATATTATAACAATATTGNGTATGAAAATAATTTAAATCTGCACCTAAACTTCCGACAAGTTGATCATACAAAATATGTTGGCAAGGTAAATAATTGGTTAAATTTTCTAAACTACGATGAATTACATAATGGTGATAATTAAACACCTTAAATCTTTGGCTGTCGAGTAAAGTATCCTCAAAATATCTAAAATGGTGTCCTCTTTCAACAACATTATTCCAAATTAAGTCGAACGCATATTTTTTAAATAATTGCCTAAATAAATTACTATTAAAATATATTACTTGGTGTTTTTTTGATTTTGGTAATGGAACAGATAATATTTTTACCAATGGATTTAAATTATCTCTTACATAAGATCTGTTTTTATCAATTAAAAGGAAAAAATTATATTTTCCTGTCTTGATCAATTCATTACATATTTGTTTTATGATAATATAATTGCTATCAGAATTAAGATTATCCACTGACAACATTGGATAAATTAGAACATTTAATTTTGGATTTTGCATTTAATGTTTGGATATTTTTTTATCAATTGTTGAATTTGATCGTCTGCTTTTTCGTAAGTATAATTTGGCATACTAAAAGTAATTATAACTTGATCTAGTTCCTCTGGTATATTATCATCAGTTAAAGACTCTTCGCCAAAATCCTCGTTAAATGCCATAACATCTAATCCCCATTCGTTTAATTCTTCATTTGACCATTCATTTGCTAATATATCCCAATCCCAAACACCAAAATTAATATTGTCTTTTATTATAAATTCTTTTTTTTGTTTATCTGTCCAATTATCCGCTACAATAACATCTATTTCTTTTAATCCTATTTCCTTACTTGCCATAAATCTCATATTGCCGCCAAGTATAACCATATTCTCATCTACTACAATTGGTCTTTTTTCCAACATTTCAGGAAACTCCNTTAAACTTTGTACTAATTTCCTNAATTTATCGTCTTTAATAATCCNAGGATTGGAGGTATTTGTTTTTATATTTAATATTGGAACTTTCATTTTTTACATTATTTATTTTATCTAATACTATTTTTTCTAATTTAATATATTCTTCCACCACGCTTTTATCCACCTCTAACAAATTATTTAAAATATTTATACCGTGAATTACCGTAGCGTGATGTTTATTTAAAGTGTCTGCTATAGATTGAAATGTTGGATCATATATTTTTTTTTCTTTCTTATGAGATGTAGTTACTGTTTTCCCCTTTCTTTTTGGTCCATAATCTTTACATAATTTAAAATACATAAATCGTGACATTGGATATGGATATGCTCTAGTTTTTTCATCCAAATCAACCCCCAAGTGATTTGTTACTATATTTTCTATTTCCTTAAATGTTATTTTCATTTTATTCTGTTCTTAATTTTAATAAATTGTAACATTCAGAATATTTCTCTTTTGCTTTTGATTTATATTCCTGCTTAAATAATTCGTATAATTTTCGTCTGTATTGGTATTCTGTTTTACAATTTTGATAATAATTTTTAGCAAATTTAACACCTTTTCCTTTAAAATAGTTAACATTGTCTGCAGTATCTCCTGCGATCATCTGTTCGTAAAAATTGTAACGCGCTTCCTGTATTGTTATATCTACTACTTTTTTATGGTTGTGATGATAATTATAATACAAACAAGGAAATTGCTTGTAATCTTTATCCAAAGACACTATCATTACATCATTTCTGCCAATTGTTTGTGATAATTGGTACCAATATTTTGCCACTATATCGTCAGTTTCGTATCCACAAGCATTAATTGTGTCGTAATGTTTTGAAACATAGTGATGCAAATCATTAAGCAACGGAGGTTTTTTAGTATATAATCTATTTGCTTTATATTTTGGTGTGATTAGTTTTCTAAAATTACCTCTTGCACCATTAAAAACAATTAATTTTTCTATATTAAATCCTAAATCAGTAATATCATTAATTATTGATTGGAAAACCTCGTCAAATTTATTACTTGCCTGATCAAGTTCGGTAAAAAATTCGCTTCCTTTTTCGTAACAGGAGCTAAAAACTAAAGAGTCAGCATCAACTAATAATACCATTTATCATTTGTTTTGTTTTTATCCACCAATCGTTCTGTGTTTTAGCAATAGTTATTTTCCACGTGCCATCAATTAATGTTCGTCTAACTACTATGTCTGTATCTAATCTTTTACTTTTTTCCATTTTTGTTTTTTATTAATTTGTCTTGTAAATCTCTAAAATCATCATCGTATAATTCCGATGGTCTTATTTTAATTGAATCCTCTAAATTTAATTGCAAAGATGCGCCATTAAAACATACAGGAATTTCTGTGCTAATATCCATACAATGTGAAACTGTTTTTCCACCATCCATATAATCTATTTCTACAGGCACAAACATATCTTTTGCCAATAAACCTAACATAAATTCTTTGTCGTACATATCCATCTTATGGTACATATCAATTATTTGGTCCTTTATCATAATTTCTCGTAATATGAGTATTTATTTTCATTTTCACATTCAGCACAATAATCATCTGTAGTTGGTTCATTACAGCCTTTACATAAGCCATATTCCTCACGTAAATGGTCTGCTATTTCGTACCAATTTACATCATTTAAAAAGGCGTGTGCATAATCTCTTGCGACACCTTCACTTTGTTCATCAATTATTTCAGCAACCCATTCTTGTAATTGATCAGCATCCCACCCTGCCAAATCGTGATCACCGTCTATCATTTCTAAATTTACTCGCCAAGTTGCGTAATTAGTCCATCCGTTGTAACTCATAATTTTATATATTTTTTTAGTAAGTCTTGTAATTCATTTATTTTTAATTCTGATTTTCTTGCTCGTTCAATAGCTCTATTTTTGTCTGCACGATATTCGGTAACTATTTTTCGTAATAATCGTATTTCTTCTTCCATATTAAAAGTATAAAAATACATTCTTAAATTGGCAGCAATTAATTTGTCTATTGTTTCGTTGGATTTTTGTTTTTTCCATTTTAAAAAAACTTCTGACAGGAAATTAAAATCGTTAGAATATTCAATTGACTTTAACAAATCAATTTTTTTATCTGTAACATTCTTTTCCATAATAAAAAAGGGGGTTTTTACACCCCCATAATTTTATTTAGTATCTGGAAACATTTCTTTCATTAATTCCATCATTCCATTAAATTCGTCATTAATGCCATCTTGTTCGTATTCGTCAAGTTGCGAATATTTTTTTCCATAAATACCGTAAGCCAATTCGTTTTTAATTTCTTTCATTTTGTTGTTTTTTGTTAATAATTATTATACGAATATAACAACCTCGTTTTTATTAACAAAATTTTTAATAAGAAATGTTATAATTAGTTATAATTGCATCAGATTCGGATAACAAATATATTTCCTTATCTATTCGTTGACTTGTCCATAAAGTTGTATTTGGACATTTTATTATATCTATTGGCGGGATTTTTATATTATTTAACCAAAATAAATAATTTGCTTTTGGATCGTTTACAAAATATAATTTAACCATATCCTCCGGCATTGCCATTAATTGATCATATTTATATTTTTCCAACATTTTGGAATCGTAATATTTTTGTCTAAATTTCATTTCCATCACACATTGATTGCCTTTTGGTGTTTCACCAACTGCATCGTAATGCTCAAATTTACCACCGCACCAATCTAAATCCCATCCCATTAAATTAAAAACCGATATAACCGCCTGTTCCCACCTGTGTACTTCTTTAATTGTCATTGGTCTCGAATAAAGTGTCTAATTGTTGTGCCCATTCTTTGATGGTTCTTCCGCCATTGCAACTACACGGTTTGTAATATGAATGATTAAAATAAGTAGAATGTAAAAGGCATAAAAGTTCAAAATCGGTATTATTAAGTCTAACCCCATCATAATTTTTTTTAAATTCTTTCCATTTTTGGTAATCTTTGTCGTTTATTTCCATAAATTTATTTTTATGTGATTTAACTTTTCCTTGCGTTTATCGCAACCACAAGATTTATAACCTAAAATATCAATTACAACTTTTTTTACAAGCCATTTTATTCCGGTATATTTAAATATCTTTTCTAATAGATTTCCTAGTTTCATATTTTTTGCGAATTTGTTTTTTAATAATTTTAATAGTGTTTCTTAAACTCCAATATGTAATATTAGTATCTTTTGCCAATTTTGAAATTTGCACCTTGTTATAAAAAATTTCTTTAAAAATTTTCCTGAAATAGTATTTTTCCATTTCCTCTTTAGTGTAACTAATAGAATTTATGTTTTCTTTTTCTAATAGTTCTAAATACATATCATCATTATACCAATCGTTAATTACTTTTTGTTTTGTATCTATATCCAAAATATCATTTTCTTGATCAAATATTTCTTGGTCTTTTTCAAGCATATAATCTTGAAACTCAATTATTTTTATTTTGTTAGATTTTCTAATATAATCTGTAAACAAACTTCTTAAAGTTAAAAAAATAAAATAAACATTTATGTCATCTTTATAACGAATAGAATTGTTGTTTTTTTTTAAATAGGTGTCTATTTTTATATACATTTCCTGTACCAAATCCTCACAGAGAGAATAAGGGCATCCGTTTTTGTAGAGATAATTAATCCACAATTGGTGTTTTTTATATATTAATTCTAAAGTTGCCACCAAGTAATATGTATACCAAATAATAGGAACATAATTGTCAATTGATGATAAAAATCATCTTCGTGAACATTTGGTTGATCAGGCTCTAGATTTGGATTGTAGTATAAAACTCCGGCAGCACAGCCATAAATTGGTATAATTTGTACGTCAAGACCCATTTTTTATTTCCGAAGTTAAGAAATATTTTTAAAACGGATTTTTTACAGGCATTTTTACGGTTTCTAATAAATCAATATCATCAATAGTATATCCAACATTATTTTGCAACGCTTTCATTGCTATTGGTGAATTTAATGAGGTTGGTCTACCTCCGGTTTCTATTTCTTTTACTTTTCTAATATGGACAAAATTGTACATATAATCTGATGGATGTTGGACATAACGGTGTATAACTATAAAATCATCGGCACGATTAACAAATTTACCTCCACCTTCTACGTCTGATGCCATAGGTGGTATTGGATGTCCACCATATTTATCCATTGGCGAATGTTTTTTTCTTAATGCATCTGTATTTGCGTGAGTATTAAGCCAAATAGTAACATTTAATTTTTTGCAAAATATTCTAAATTCAGTACAAGCAGTGTAATCGTATTCGTGACCGCCAACACTTTTTAATAATTCAGTATCCTTTTTTAAACTATTATATGGATCAATAAATAATCCATCGTAATTCCAAACCTTTTTTATAGCTTCTGATAATTCAAGCAAATCCTTGTAGGTATACATTTTGCTATTATCTACAAATTTAAAATGCTCATTTATAAAATCGCTTGATTCTTTAAATTTTAAATCCGACATTTTATTAATTGTAGTTTTTTCTAAAAATTCAATTAATTTTTTTATAATTGTGTGTGGCTCGTTTTCAGAAGAATAAACAATCCATTTTTTTTTGTATTTTATAGTATACAACAACATCAGATATAATGCAATAGATGTTTTACCAACATTTGCGTGTCCAAGTATAATATTAAAATTTGAACTTTTTAATCTAAAATATTCGTCAAAACCTTTATGTCCTAAACCTAATGCAGTTTTAACTTTTCCAGATCTAATTTGTTGTAAATAGTCAAGGTGTTCCTTAAATTCAATTAGCATAGTCAAATATAAAAAAAAGGGGAAATCTCTTTCCCCCTTATGTTAAAATGGTAAATCTTCTTCCACTCGATCAGGCATATGTTCTTTTGCCTTAACTTCTTCCTTTTTTTCAAATTGTACTAATTCCTCGTACATTTTTCCATTTCTAGAAGTTTTTACTTGTGTACTAATCCATTTATCCTCATTTTTTACAAATTCTCCTTTTTCGTCTTTGTCACGTAAATTTTGGTAAAATTCAATTATAGCTTCTAACCTGCCATATCTTTCCATTTTAATCCAATCAAATTTTCCTTCTTTGACATAAAAAGGTAAAAAATTTTTATCCTTGACTTCCATAAGTGTTGTTTATTAATTCGACCATCCACTTTACATCATTTTCCGTTTTTTGTTTTACTTGATCGTCATAATTTTGTGCAAAAGCTTCTTTGTTNGNTTTATAACAAACCTGTGTAATAATACTAATGCTAGTAAAATCCATTTTCTTTGTTGGTAATGAATTAATGGCTTTTGTAAAATTATCCTCACGGATTAATTTACCATTACCATTTGGTTTTAATTCGTAATTAATTTCATTTCCAACTTTGTAGGGAAAATTCTGATCTGTTTCTTTGGTTTTTGAGAAGAACATAATTTTTTCTCCTTGAGTATGGTTAAATTCAATATCAAATTTTTCCATATCATTAAATGCTCCATTCCTAGTAACTGTTTTAATAATTCCTTTCATTTTGTATATTTTAAATTATAAACAAATTTAAACATTATTTTTAAAACTAAAAAAAAAAGAGGATGTTGACTAGGCATCCTCTCTACATTTAAATGAATTAAAACCAAAAAAATTGTGTACTAAGAAACACATCCAAAGATAATAATTTTATTCTAATTCTAATAATTTATTTTTATAAATATCAATTTTTTGTAATAAATCATCATTGCTAAATTTAACAATTTTATTAGACTCCAATTGTAACTCTTCGGCACAACCTTTGCCATAATCTACATCCAATTTTAAACCAAATTTAAATTGTTCACCATATCTCATCACATTACAACTATAACATTGGACTTGGCAATTTATTTCGTTCCATCTTGTTGCATAATTTTTGCGTGACATAAAATGACCACATTGCAATTTTTTGTAGTGATCAGTACGACCACAGGTATAACATTTTGCTATATCATTTTTGCTATTGCGTTTTCTAATAAATAAACTAAATATGGTATCTAATTGTTTTACTATATTTTTCCTACTCCGTGTTCGCATCTCGCAATAATAATCTTCCTAAAGTATCATCTAATTTTTTAATATTTCTATAAATATATTTGCTAGTCATTTCGGCAATACTAATTTCTGTTTTAGTAGAATCTTTGCCAATATTTGTGTATTGTATAGCGTTTAGCTCTAATAAGCGATCAATTTTATTTTTATCACTTACAGATATATAACTCATTATTTTATCTGTTTTATCCCTATACATTTCATTCATTTTATATTATTTTTATAGTTTATGATATTATATTATATATTATATATTATTATATATTATATCTTATATAAAAAACCAATCAAAGCAAAAATTGCTAATGCTATACAATGTGGACACATTTATTTGTGTTTATTATCTCCAAATACTTTTTCTACTCCTCTACTTCCAAAATATCCTCCAATTACTATAGTAAGTAATCCTGTAATTTCATCCAACGGATATCCCATATACCATCCAAGAACATAACTAATTGTCAAAAATATTAATGTTAATGGTCTTACATTACTAGCTAACCAAGTTCCAGATCGAGCATCTGCAACCCAACGTTTTGTCACACCATCCATTTCGCTGCGTTCTAGGCGCAATTTTTCTAATGCAACATCCTTATCCTCCGGTGACATATCAGAACCGCCTATAATCGCTTCTATAACATTTCCTACGGGTGTATCTTGTGCAATAGCGCCAACAACTTTTGGAATTTTTTGTAACAAAAATTTTCCTACGCCTGTGTCTTTAAATTTTTTTTTATTTGACATCTTTTAAAGTGCTGCCGACTGTATCAGTAAGTCCATATAACATCTGGCGATTTTGTTTCGTCACAATCCGTATGTACGAAGGTCTTTGCAATGCCAAGTCTATTAAATCCTGCGTCTTGTAATGCTGTAATAATAATCCATCTTTGTCGTGAATCTTTGTATGCGATATCTGCCGCTTTTCCAATAAGATGGCTTGAATCCTTTTTACCTCCAACTTTTTGATTATGTCCTTCTGTTCTATATCCTGAATTGATTTTGAACGGTATATCGGCGATTTGACGTGCAAGGTCGAGCATCCGTAAAAATTCATCGTCCATAAGGTCACCGCTGCCAATATCGTCAGGGCTATCAAATTCTTCATAAGAAAAATGTTTTAATTCGTATCTTGACATTTGTTTTTGCAACCGCATTTACCACTTTTACAATCATCATACTGCAAAGTGTTGTTCAACATTAATCTATCTATTGTATCATCTTGTAATTTAATTACCATACTTTCTAGCATATCTTTAGCTGCTACAAGCATTTCAATTTTCATTTCCAAGTTACTAATTTTTTTCTTTGCTGCTTCAAGATCATCAGGATTTCTTCCTGTAATACTAGATATGACCATTGCTAGACTTGCAACTATCATTCCAATTATTGTGTTTACGATTTGTGCATTTTCGTCTGGTATTTCGTATCTAGTTAAATAAAATAATATTACAACCACTAGAAAAAATACAACTAATGCACCGATATAGTGACGTATGTCTTTTGCGACGCCATTGCTTGGTAGTTTCATTTTTTTAATGCTTTATAAATTTGAATAACTGTGAATATTAAAGTGGCTGACATTACAAGCATTTGTAAAAATCCATTCACTTCTGACACACTAAAAGCCAATGCTAAAATATTAGCAGAATACAATCCAAATATTTTCATTCCGTCATCCATATCATTTGATTGCTAAATAGATATATTTTTTACTTGAATTTGTTGGATATATTTGATAATTTCCACCTGAATTA